GATTGTAGATAATAACGGAACACCGCGTTACAATGATAAAGGTGATCTGTTATCTGTCGATGAGATGGTTACAGAATTTTTGACTGCTAAACCACACTTTGTGAGCGCCTCTGGTGGCGGTGCAGGTAGTATGGGTAACGCAGGTGGCTCTACTCCGAAGCCTCAATCGGTGGATTGGATGGTCGAGAATTGGAATAGTGGTGGCAAAGAAGCCTATGCCGCTATGAAGAGGAAGACCAATTAACTATTATTCTTTCTATTTATTGAGGTTTTAAAAATGGCTATATCAGGAACTAATTCAACAACTTTAGACGATCTATTTGTCAACATTGTGGCGCAAGCCCGATTCACTGCTGAAGAGCAAAGCCTAATGCTAGGTCTTGTAACTCAGTACAACATTGCAGGACAAGCAGGTAAAACTGTACAGATTCCTAAGTACCCTGCAATCACTGCGGCGGCTTTAGAAGAAGGTACTGCACCATCTGATACTGACGTATCAACTTCATCTGTAACAGTAACTTGTGCAGAAGTGGGTAACAGCGTTCTTCTAACTGATCTTGCGGCTATGGGCGCAGGCAACCCTGCTGATGAACTAGGCACTGTTCTAGGTAACGCTATCGCTACTAAAATTGACAGCGATCTTATTGCTTTGTTCTCTGGCTTCTCAAACGCTTTAGGCGCGGCAGGTGCAGAGATTACTGTTGCTGATCTATTCAAGGCGGCGGCTACTCTACGAGCCAACAAAGTAACTGGTTCAATGGCGGCAGTTGTTCACCCATATCAGGCGTATCAGCTAAAAGCAGGCTTGACCAATACATTTGCTAACCCTAACGGTGGCGACCTACAAAACGAAGCTATGCGTAATGGCTATGTTGGTTCTATCGCAGGTATTGATGTATATGAGTCAGCTAATGTTTCTATTGATGGTTCAGACGATGCTGTTGCAGGCGTATTCGCTCCAGAAGCACTTGCAATCGCTCTTAAGTCTGAGTTCAACCTAGAGACACAACGTAACGCTACTCGCAGAGGCACAGAAATGGTTGCTACTGCTATTTATGGTGTTGCTGAGTTAGATGACAGCTATGGTGTTAAAATCACTGCTGACGCGGCTCTTTAATAATGATAGCCCCTACTTAGGTGGGGGCTTATCTTTTCGGAGATAATATGGCTATTACTTACAGAGGCGAAAGGTTTGAGGGTTACAATAAGCCCAAGCGAACTAGAAGCCACCCTACAAAGAGTCACGCAGTATTGGCAAAGCAGGGCGATAAGGTAAAGCTAATTAGATTTGGTCAGCAAGGTGCAGACAACAAGCCGCCTAGAAAGAACGAATCAGAAGCAGATAAGGCAAAGCGCAGAGCATTTAAAGCGCGCCATGCAAAGAACATAGCGTAAGGTCGCAAAGATAAAACAGCAAGTGCGGCTTATTGGGCAGACAAGGTGAAATGGTAATGGCATTTTCAGAAGATAAAGATTTACAAGATTTAGTGCCTGACATTCTACAGCTAGGTATTGATACTTTTAGCGATGAACACGACAAAGCGCACAGCGATATTGTTCGCGACCTTAGAGTAGAATGGTGGGACAAAAAAGGTTTACAAGGCGAGTTAGACAGCACCTTGCTAACAGATACACAGTTTGCCAGATGTTCTTCTTACCTTGTTTTATGGAAGTACGCATTGCCTCAGTTAACTAACTGGGTTGATGGCGATAGATTCCAAAACATGATTAGTTTTTACAAGTCGCGTTATGGTGAAGAGTTCGAGTCTATATTGCGCGATGGTGTAGAGTACGATACTAACGATGATGGTACAGTATCTGACCAAGAGAAAAAGTCTATCCATAGCGGTAGGTTAAATAGATAATGCAGTTTAGTTTAAAGACTAATGCTAAGAAAGTAGAAAAGGCATTAAAGCAAAAAGGCAAAGATATAAATCAAAGCCTCAAAAATGCACTATCTATAACAGCCCAAGAGGGCATAAACATCATTGAGGAAAGAACTGAAAGTGGTGTTGGTTTCAAAGGCGGTGCTTTTGCTAAATACTCTGAAAAGTACGCAAAGTTTAGAAAAGCCAAAGGCAGGGGCAGTAAGGTAGACTTACAGTTTACAGGCAGAATGCTAGGCTCTATGACTAGTAAAGCAGATAGAAAGAAAGCTACTATCTTTTTTACTAGAGGTGAGGAAGCTAAAAAGGCGGCTATGAATAACAAGACTAGACCTTTTTTTGGTTTTAACAGAAAAGAAGAAAGACAGCTTAGTAAGGTGTTTTTCAGGGCGATTAAATGAGCATTAGAGAAGATATAGCGGTAGACATAGTAAATACCCTTAAAGGCATTACATTGCCTGTAAAGGTAAAATATGTAACCAGAGAGCCGTTTGAATTTGAGAAGCTATCTAACGCACAATTCCCTGCTATACTTGTGCGAAGCGCAGGAGAAGATAGGGAAGATGATACGCTAGGTGGCTCGGCTACTAGCAGAATGGCTACGATTAACTATGAACTCGTTTGCTTTGTTAAAAGCAAGGACATAGACACAGCTAGAAACAACATTATAGAAGCTGTAGAAGAGGGTTTAGATGTTGATAGAAAGCGCGATGGTAATGCACTTGACACGCAAATTATCAGCATTGAAACAGACGAAGGCTCGATTGCTCCAGTTGGGGGCGTAATTATTACACTGCGTGTACTGTATAGGTATCAGCGCGGTACACTTTAACTTTATGAGGTAATTAAAATGGCAGTAACAACAGGTAATAGCGGTGTTGTAAAAGTGATTGCATCTGGTGGCAGTTTGACCGCAGTAGGTGAAGTAAGATCTTTCAGCATTGAAGAAACAGCAGACACAGTAGAAAGCACTTCTATGGGTGACACTGAGCGTACTTATTTATCAAGTTTCACATCTGGAACAGTTTCTATTGAAGCATTATGGGATGTAGACACAGCAGGTTCAAACCAAGCTGTATTTGATGTAGGCGCATCAGTAGATTGGGAAGTATTACCTACTGGCGATGCTTCAGATGAAGGCTACACAGGCTCAGGTATTGTAACTAGCAAGTCTGTAAGCGTACCTTACGATGGAATGGTTGAGGCTAGTTTCACTATTCAGACTACAGGTGCTATAACAGCAGGCTAATTTAGGGGAGTATAAATCATGGGAATGGCTAAACAGTTAAGAGAACGCAGAGAAGTAAAGACAAGGGAAGTCGTAGTACCAGAGTGGGGCGATGAAACAGGTGATTTTAAATTATATTGCAAGCCTATAACTTGCTTTGATTTGAATCAACTGCAAAAGAAGCACCCTGACTTTTTAACTAACACAACCATAAGTGCTATGGTTGACCTTATTATTATGAAAGCACTAGATGATAATGGTGTTAGGCTGTTTAATGGTATTGAAGATCGCGTTGAACTGATGGCAGAAGAAACTGCTGTAGTCAGTGAAATTGCTAATCAAATGTTTGCTGAGATAGAGTCGCAGGAAGATTTAGCAAAAAACTAAAAACCGATCACTGGAGATTTAATCTCATATCTTTGGCTGATCGGCTAAATAAAACCATTGAAGAAGTAGAGCAAATAAGCGTTACTGAGTTTAATGAGTGGATGGCGTACTTTAATTTACTGAAGGATTCTGATGGCTAAACAAAACTTATCAATTGTTATTAGTGCTTTTGACAAAACAGCAAAAGGGTTAGGCTCTGCCACTCGAGGAATAAAGGCAGTAGCAGGTGCGGCACTAAACTTAAAAACTGCTTTGCTAGGTGTAGCAGGTGTAGCAGGGTTTGGGTTGCTTGTTAAAAGTTCTTTACAAACTACAGATCAATTAGCTAAGACTGCAAGAAAGATAGGAACTACCACAGAAGCTCTTTCTCGTATGCGTTACGCGGCAGAACTTACTGGCGTTACTACATCAACAATGGATATGGCGTTACAGCGATTTACTAGACGAACTGCGGAAGCGGCTAAAGGTACTGGTGAAGCTAAAGGCGCACTACGCGAACTGAACATAGATGCAAAGGCTATGCTCAATTTGCCACTAGATGAGCAGATGAAAGAGCTGTCAAAAGCATTTGAGACAGTAAAAACACCTGCTGATAAAGTTAGACTAGCCATGAAGTTGTTTGACTCTGAGGGTGTTGCGTTAGTTAATACTTTGGGTCTAGGCAAAGAAGCCTTAGAAGAAATGATGGGTGAGGCTGATGCGCTAGGTATTGTTCTTTCTAGTAAGGCGGCTCAGGGTGTAGAAGATGCAAACGACTCGTTCACGCGCCTCAGAACCCTTCTAAGAGGGTTTACAGATCAGACAGTAGCCAAACTAGCACCTGCAATAGAACTCGTTAC